AAAGCCCCTTATGAGGTAAAGCATGGCAATTACAGTTACGAGTCCACAGGCAACGGTAGGGTTTATTAAAAATGCGGTAAGTGCCGATGCTTCAGGGACCGAAGAAATTTTAGCGGGAACAGCCGGTGCAGGAAACATTTGTGTCTTTTGCCAGGGAACCATTGAATAATATTAAAACAGAATACTATTTATTTAAGAGAATTTATATCAGGGACAAACTCAAATTTGGTTAGCTTTCAAAGTTGGTATGAACACACAGACAAGGATTGAACATGGCTTTTATAGATAAAACAGACTTAAAAACAGAACTTGGAATATCAGGGGCAACGGATGATGCTTTGTTAACTATATTGGCAACCTCTGTTATGTCTATTTGGGACATGATAACCAATAGGACTTGGGCTTCAACAACTTATGCTGAATATGTTGACGGGTATGGGTTCTCTTTCTTTAGAACAAAGAATTATCCTATAAGTGCTATTTCCAGGGTAGGGGTTGGTACAACGGGGGTTATGACGATTGAGAACACCGGAACCGAATCCACAGCAACTTGTGAAGTTCTTTCAACAGGTTTAAGCCTTGTATTAGATAGTGGAACACCGGACGTTACCGTAACCTGGGTTGCCAATACAACAGTGACAGCAGTGGTTGCTGCAGTGAACGCTTTGGGATCGAATTGGGCAGCAACAACAGTATCAGGATATGGTGATTTTAAATCTTCAGAGATATTAACAATGTTTCCTGCAAGCTGTATTGATTCAGCAGAGATTTATTTAAACATTCCTGAAATTTACTTAAACAAATACACTTTAGATAAGGAAGCCGGGATTGTTTATCCGAACTTTAAAATAAAGGATTCTTATCAAACTGTTATTATAGATTATACAGCAGGGTACACTGATGCAAATGTCCCTGCCTGGTTAAAACAATTATTAGTCAGACAAGGATGCTTCTGGTTCACTCAGGCACAAGGAAGGGAATGGGGGACGAGTTCTAAAAACTTTGGTCCTGATGGTGGTACAATGGCATTTACAAAATTGACAGATAATCTTTTACCGGAATTCATGGCAATGGCTAAAAGGAACATGAAGCATGGACTTTAGTTTTAAAATAAAAAAACCTAAGTTGCCGGATAACTTTACAGATATGTTTCTTTCTCCTATGCAAAAGTATATGAAGGAAGCCAGGACCACTACTAAAAATCGCTTTATGTCAGGCATGAGTGATAAACGCCTTGCAACCAAGACAGGGGCTTTAAAACGAAGCTTAACGTACTCTGTAAAGGAAAGACAAGACTCTCTTGTGGGGACCATGAAGTCCTCAAGTATTTATGCTCCTGTTCACGAGTTTGGGGGAACCATTCATCCAAGAGGGTATCCAATTAAAATTAAAAAACGATCTTTCATGTATCCGGGGCTTATTTCAGGAGTTGACCGGTTTGAGAAGCTAATATTTGAATCAGTTCAAAAGGGTTGGGACAAATGACCATATCATTACAGAATACTATTATAAACTCTATTCTTGCCACGCTTGCAAACATTACGGTTGCAAAAGGGTATCAGACAAATATAGATACGATAATGAGGGGCATACGGGACTTACAGGATATGCAGGGAAAGATGCCCGGGATTGCTTTATGGAAGGAACGAAATAACAGGGTCGATGATTACCAGACAGGCTCACAAAGTATCCTTGTCCTGCACGTTTGGGGCTTTGTAAAAGTGGATGCCAGAAATAACGATTATGATGCTTTGGATAAGTTTGCAGCAGATGTTGAAGCTGTTTTGACTAACGCAACATATAATTCTTACAGGAATGATACTTTTATCAGGGACACTGTTTTTTTTGAGGGTGGTGCAGATAATAATCATGGTATCTTTGACATGGTTGTTGACGTAAGATATTTTTATGACATGGGGGATATATGAAAAGTTATCGTGGTTTATTTAAATTAAGTTGTAGCAAAAAATGTAAAAAGGTAAATGAATGTCAGGCAAGCTGTATTAATTGCCCTGATGTTCTTTTTAATGTAATTGATCTTAACGGTAAAGTTGTTGCCACAAGGGTCAAGAAAACCAAGAAAAAGGAGAAGTAAAAAATGGCAGGGAACACAGCACCAATTCACGGCAGAGTTTGCAGGATTGACGATGGTGGGTCATTAATTGATTATTCAGTGGATTGGTCAATTAATGCCAGTATTGATTTAAGTGATGCTTCAAGACAGGGACAGGCATGGAAAGAGAACGTAGTTGGTCAGGGTGGTTGGAATGGATCAATGACTTTCCATTTTGTTGCCGGTAATACTGAACAGAAAGCATTGCTTGATAACATTATCACTGCTTCACCAGGAACAAAAATTACAGACCTTAAATTTATGCTTGAAGATACTGGGGACTATTTCTCAGGGAATATCTTTTTGAATGGATTTGCCACAAGTGCAAGCGTGGGTGACACTGTTAATTGTTCCTTTGATTTTACAGGTGACGGGGCATTGGCTCTCACTGTAGCATAAGGGGGGTGAATAATGGCTTCACCGACAACACCGCAACATGGCAGACATGGGGCAATATATAGACTCAGACCGAACGGTTTCTCAGGGGCAGGGCTTAATGATGTTACCTGGGGAACCGCTTATTCTGCTGCTGACTCTGCTTTCTTTGAGGTTGAGATTGATGCAGAGGGAACCCCGGATACTTTTAAATGGAGAAAAGACGGGGGTGCGTATACTGCAACGGTTGCGATTACCGGAGCAGCACAAGCCCTTTCCGACACTCAGACAATTACTTTTGCTGCAACAACAGGTCATACGTTATTGGATGAATGGACGGTTGGGAACTTGTTTGCAGAACCTTGCACTGCTTCCGGTGCTTCGGCTCAGATAACCGACACAACCAAAAGGATTCTTGACCCTAATAATCCACCGGTTTTTACTGATGATGGCGGGAAAACAGTTTTAAGAATTGATTATACAACCGGCACTGCTTATTTTACAGGCAATGTTGGAACTGTAACGGTTGCAGGGAACCTCGGACAAATTGAAACGTCTGGTTTGGAAAAGGTTGGGTATCTTACCGATTGGTCTTTTAATATCACTCTTGATTTGGCAGATCAGTCTTACATGGGTCAGAAGTGGAAACACAATACAGTAGGTCAAGGATCAGGAACGGGGAGTGCATCAAGCTTTTTTATCGGTTCTGATTCAATGATTGACGGCATTACGAATAAAGAGTTCTTCTTTTTGCAACTCTTTAATTACGATCCAGACCAGGACCAGACAGGGGATCATTTTAATTGTTGGGTTTTGTTTTCTGGTGATGCTGTTGCAGGATCAGTTGGGGATAACGTAAAAGAAACACTTGATTTTACTATTGATGGGACTCCATCATTTACAGCTAATGTTTAATAGCGAAAGGGTTTGACATGAAGTTACAAATGTCAAGGGAAACGTACAAGGCAAGATGGGTTAAGTATGAAGATTGCGAATTGTTTTTAAGACCTTATCCGATAGGCAGGAACGATTTTATCATGTCGGTAGATCAGTCTTTAACAGTTCCAGGGGAACAGCGTAAAAGCATTTTTATGTACTCTGTTGAGAACTGGCGAAAGATTGTTGATAGCAATGACAAAGAATTAAAATGCACAAAAGAAACAAAAGAAAGGGTCTTTGATTATAATTTGGGTGGTATTGCCGGTTTTGTGTATTCATGGAATGTCGGGTTTGAGTCTATTATTAAAGGCGAACTTGAAAATTTGCAGCATGGGCAGGATGGAAGTTCGGCAAAGGAAGTTCATCTTGCCGAAAATGTAGAATAGCGGTTAAAGACGGTTTTGTAAAAGTTAAGTGCAAGGGTGAACCGTATGTTAAAAAGTGTAAAAGGGGGGTGGTGGAATTTCTGGACGAATCGAATTCTGACTTCTATTATTTATTTGGCAAGATTTTGCCAGGGTTCCACCACCCTTCAAGCGGTTTCAATATGACACTGATTACAAATATTTTAAACGACTTTCAAATTGAAGCAGATCAACGTCCCTTGTTTTGGGAAAAAATCAATATCGTTATACTGAAGATAAAAGAGATTCAAAATGGCTAAGACATTAAAATTAGAATTAGTTGTTGATGATAAAGGTTCTTTAAAGGTTAAGAAGTTTGGTGATAATATAGACAAGAGTACCACTAAAGCTTCAAAGGGCATGAAAAGCCTTGCTCTTGACACGGCAAGCGTTAAAAAAGCCCTTGGCATAACGTCAGTTGCTTTGGTTGCTTTTGGTACTACTGCTGCAGTTGGGATGGGCAAAGCCATAAAAGCAGCAAGTGACCTGGAAGAAACAACAGGTAAATTCAATGTTGTTTTTGAAAGCAATAGAAAAGAAGCTGAAAAAATGGCAAAAGTCCTTGTTGATTCTTATGCAATGTCAACAAAGGAATCAAAACTTTATCTTTCCAGTATTCAAGACTTATTGGTTCCAATGGGCATGGCTTCCGATGAAGCCCTTAAAATGTCAAATGAAGTTGTAAAGCTTGCTGCTGATTTGGGGTCATTTAATAATTTGCCAACGGCAACGGTAATGCTTGATATTCAGAGTGCTTTGGTTGGTAACTTTGAAACCATGAAAAAATACGGGGTCGTTTTAAACGAAACTGTAATAAAGCAAGCTGCTTTGGACATGGGTCTTTGGAACGGTAAAGGTATGGTGGATGCTAACACTAAAGCCTGGGTTGCATTTAAACTTATCTTAAAAGGTTCTGCTGCTGCAATTGGGGATCAAAAGAGAACAATGGGTTCTTTTGCCAACCAGATGAAGCAGTTGAAAGCTAATATCGAAGACATTTCTGCTGCTATCGGGGTCAAGCTTTTACCTGAAGTAACTGAATGGGTCTTTCAGACCAATGAAATGATAAAACAGAATCCAACTGTTATAGATCAGCTTGGAGAATTTTCTAAGAATCTTTTGGTTGTCGGGACATCTTTGATTAAAGCCGGTGGGTTCAGTGTTAAATTCTTTAATGCGATGGTTGATATTTCCAAAGCAATGGGTCTTGCTTCAACCGGTCTTATAAGTTGGAAAACTGCGATACTGGATGGTGTTTCTACTGTTAAGCTTTTTGAAACTGACTTGGGGTTTTTAGAATTACAGGCTACAAAATTAAGAGATGAGATAGAAGAACTTGATAAGAGGTATGAAAAAACTTTTGGATCAGCAGCAAAAAAAAGAGTCTTGGATAACCTTCAGGAATCAACCAAAGCTTTAAAAGATACCGAAGCACGAATAAAAGATTTAACGTCAACCACTGAAGCATTAAGCTTGGCACAAGATGATTCTTATTTAGATTTTGGCAAATGGTCGGATGGTATTAAAGATGCTTCAAAAGATATCATACAACTTACTGATGATGAAAAAGCGTTAATAAAATTTGAAAAAGATAAACTTGATGAACGTGTTTTAAACTGGAAAAAGAATCATGAAGACATTTATAAAGTTGTCCAGGGATTAAGTAAGGTTGTAGGCAACGAAACAATTTTAGCGATTGCAGAAGAAAAAAAGTTACTTGAAAAAAAGGCAGCAGATTTTAAATTAATCCATGAAGCTTCTTATAAGGTTACAAAAGACTTATCTAACCTTACAATAATAGATCAAGAAAAAGTTAATGCTGCTGTAATCAAAGGGCAAAAAGATATGCTCTTGGCAACAGGAACTTTCTTTGATGGTTTTAAAATCGGCATGAGTGATGCCCAAAAGCAGACTACCACTTGGGCAGAGCATGGTCAAAAAATGGCAGATACTATTTCCAGTGGAATGAGCAAGGCGTTTTCTGATTCTTTCTTTGCTATTATAAAAGGGGATTTTAAAGACATAGGGGATGCCTGGGAAACCCTTTTAAATAGTATGCTCAAAAACTTTACTGATATTTTGGGTCAGATGGCTACAGAATGGGCGTTAAAACAAATCTTTGGGTCCAATGGTTCAGGGGGTTTGATCGGAAGCCTTACCGGTGGATTGACAGGGGGAAGCGGTAGTGGTGGAGGTTTAAGTGGTTTAATTAAGTCTTTGCTTGGTGGTGGCAGTACTTCTGGTGCTGCAGCAAGTGCTGCAATTGCTGGCAACACAGCTTATAGTCTTGAAATAGGAAACGCCGGGATTATCGGTGGTGGGGGTTGGGGGGCTGGTGCAAGTGCTTCAGCTTCAGGATCAGGTTTCTTGTCAAGCGGTCTGGCTTCCGGTTTAGCAACGGCAGGGTTTACAGCTTTCGCCGGTTGGGTTATGAAAGGAATCCTTGAAGGGTTCCAGGCTCCTGGATGGTCAGAACTTCCTGCTATTGGGTTTGGTAAAAAAGGGTTCACATATCCAAAAGCGGTCGGGACAACTATTTATTCAGACGAATTCGGATTTGTTGCCGGGGCTGGTAACCTTGGTCTTGCTCCTGAAAAAGAAAACCAGATAACTCAGATGGTAGTTGATTATTTTGACGGGGTTTTTAATGAGCTTAACAAAATACCTGGGGTTGACTTAGCAAAGACCTTACCTGAAGCTTATTTTAAAAGTATCCAGGTTGATGAGAAGGGTCTTGATGTTGCTTTACAAAAATTATCTGATGAAGTCTTTGAAGATATAATAGATGCTCTTTTATTGTCCCTTCATCCTGAAGCCGGTAGCACGATTGAAAAGCAAAAGAGAATGACCAGCTTATCAAATTCGGGGTTGTATGGTTTAGAGGCATACGAGGCAGGGGTTGTGCAGCAGGGAAGCCCTATTTATAAAGAGTTCGATCAAGAGGTAAGCAATCTTGCAGGGGCTTTAAATTTAGATTTCTTCAAGCAGTTGGGTGGTGGTAATGTCCTTGCTGGCATTTTGGGATACGCAAAAGAATGGGAAGCACTTCAAGTTGTGGGTGGTTCTACTGGTGTTCCTTCGGGAAGCACAGGGGGTTCTACTGGAGGAAGCACTGGTGGTTCAACTGGAGGTAGTACAGGGGGTTCAAATGCTGGTCCTTCAGGTGGTGGCGCTGCAACGGTTCCAGGGACAGGTTCAGGGGCAGCAAGCAATCAATTATTAAATATAATGTCAAGTTATGGTTTGACAGGGAATACGAGTGCAGAAATATCAGCAGCTTTAGCAAATTGGGATAATTCAGAGATATTTCAAAAAGCTGCATGGTCGGAAGAGTTTGGTATTTCTCCGGCTCAAATAGCGCAAGATGTCAAGGCGTTACACTCCTACGGGTATGACCAGGGTGGGCTTATAGACAGTCTTATTGCTCCTGCAGATGATGGGTTGGCTTCAGTTCAAATGGGTGAAGGTGTTGTGTCTAAAAAAGGGATGGCAGCACTGGAAAGAATTAATAAAGGGGAAACAGGATTCCATATAGGTTCTTTGGTAACGATAAACGGAACGCTTGTTGCTGATGAAGATGTTTTTAATGAGTTTGTTGATAAAATAGAAGATCGGTTAACTCAATTAAGTAGGTGGGGAAGATGACTTGTCGATTCTTATATAATAACTTAATATCTGAAAGTATGTTTACTGTTTCTTCTGTCAGGACAGGACTTGTATCTAACGCCTTAAAAGACGGATCTGGTTCTGCAACAATAACAACAGCCGGCAATTATTTCGGAACGACTGACCTTGAATATCTTGTTCAGATTGATTCTATTGCCGGTGGTGCTGAAGTGGGTCAGGCTACGTTTAAATGGTCGGATGGTGGGGGTTCGTTCGATGCTTCTGGTGTTACCACTGATTCATCTCCAATCACGCTTAATAATGGTGTTACGATAGCTTTTACTTCAGGGACGGGTGCAGACTTTGTTGTGGGTGATAAGTGGTATTTTAAGGGCATAAACAATTTTTCTGCCGGTAAAATGGTTGATCTTAATCGGGACACAAGATACCGGAGTTCTGCTTTAGAAACACCGAACACGATCTTAATTGATTTTGGAACGGCACAGGCTATTGATAGTTTTGTTATTTACGATCATAATTTTACCAGTGGGGTTACCTTGACTTTAGAGGGGAACGCCACCGATGCCTGGGGTGGTCCTTCTTATAGTGAATCTGTTTCGTATGCTGCCGATAAAATCACTTTTTATCTTTCGTCTGCTCAAACTTACAGATACTTTAGATTAGAGGTAATAGATGCTGCAAACAGTGACGGGTATATCGAAATAGGAGAAATGTTTTTAGGGGCATATTTTGAACCGGCTCAGAACTTTTCTTTCGGGTCAGGCTCCAGGGGGACCAGGGCATTAATAGATAGGAACAAAAGTGCTTACGGTGTTGAGTTTAAACGCTTTTATAATTACCAGAAAATGTTTAATTATGCTTTTGAGAACATAACAGACATTGCAGATTTTCAGACAATGTTTGATGCTTTGGGTTCACGGTCTGCCGGGACGGTTGATGCTTTATTTTTTAATGAGGACTCAGAATCTTTAGCGAACACTTGGCTTGTCAGGCTTGAGGACTTACCTTACAGTCTTTCTCAAAACACGGAACGGTCAACCGTTTTAAGAATGGATGAGGTCTTAAAAAGTGTATAGGACCACTATAAATTTCCATGACAGGATAGAGAGAGGGGAAAAGCCTATTCCTTTTGTCCTTATAGAAACCGACATGGGAACCAGGGGTTATTCTGAAAGGCAGTTTTCTGATACCTGGGGGGAAACGAATCTTGCAGACGGTTCTGTAACGGCTGATGGATCAGAAACAGCAAACCCTGGGCTTGGCTTTTTAGAATACACGGCAAGGCTTCAATCTGTTTCAAGACCGACAAGGACTATTTCACCAAAGAAGTTAGGACTTTTAATCGGATACACTCAGAAACAGCAAGCGACTTTAAGGGTTAAACTTGCTAATTATGATCTATATTTTTCAAAGCTTATCGCAAAGGAACCATTTATAACAAAGACTCTTTCAGTTTATGTCGGGTTCTCTGATCTTCCTTTTTCCGAAAGTCTTTTAGTCTTTAAAGGGAATATTGAAAACTTATCTTTAGATCAGAAAGTAATGACCCTTGAGGTTGTAGAAACATCTTTGAATACTGGTGTATTATTTACGTTAAACAGGGCATCAAGATATACTAATCCTTTGAATACTAATGATAGACTTCCGATTGTATACGGAGATTTAACGGACGGGACCACCGGTAATTATATTATACCTTGTATAGACACTGTTAATTTCGTTTATTGCTTTGCAGACCATGCTGTTCTTTCGGTGGCGAACGGGAATTCTGTTTCGGTCTATGCAAATGATGTTCTTGTCGATCCTGGGCAATATGTCTTTGATGAATCAAACGATTATGAAAGCGAAGGGATTATTGCCACAATAGATTTTACAGCAGATCAAACGAATAATGTTATTTCTATCAGGGGCAAAGGGAAGAATGACGGGGCAAGTTTAGTTGAAAACATAATTGATATTCTTGACGATTTTATGACAGTCCATAATTCTTATACGAGTGCTGATTTTGACACGACAAAGAAAGCAGCAGCAAGTGACATATTTTTGACAAAAAGTTATAAAGCAGCAGGGGCAATTGTTGATGACGAAAAGCTTTGGAATATTCTTCAGGACATGATGGCTTCATTTTTAGGCTCAATTTATCTTAATAGCCAAGGACTTTTTGCTTTAGACATAGAAAGCGAACCGGCTATATCGAACACTGCTGCAACAGTATCACAAAAAGACTTTAATTTAATGAGTGTTGAGCAAGAGAAGATTAGCTTAGTCAATCAGATACCGGCAAGCTACGCCTATAATTATAATATGATCGAATTTAATTCTCATACAGATGATACCACTTATGCCGATCTTGTATCTCAGTCAATTTACGGTGTTTCTACCACAACGAATTACTGGTTCAGGTGGTGCAGGGACACGACAAGCGTAAACGTCATGCAGGACATTATAACGAGTTTATACGGCAGACCAAAGTATCAGATTATAATTGAAGATTTAAGTTTAAAAAGAATTCATGCTGATGTTGGGGATTATTTAACGGTTTCGATAGATGAAGTCTTTGACGATTTTGGACGGGCGTATATTAATCAGTTTATGAAAATAGTATCAGTTCAACCGGACTTACAAAAACAAACCATTGTCTTTAGGTTAGTGGAAACTGATTCGTTTCTTTATGTTGCGTATATTGCAGATGGGACATATTTATCAGACGGTTCAATAACAGCAGGGGCAAACAGGGATTTAACGGAGTATTAGGGGGTTTAAATGGCAGATCAGAGAATAATTTATACTGAAGAAATGGTTGGGGCTTCTCATCCAACAAAGGACGATACTTTAAACCGTCATGCTTTGATTGAACATGATAATGATGGGACGCATAAAGTTGTCAATACTGGATATGTTACGGTGGCTTCTCATGCAACCACAAGTGCGATATGGGCAGCAGCAGGGAACACTATTAATTTTACCGGAACGGAAACAATAACAGACTTTCCTGCTGCAACAAAAGCCGGTTCTATACGGACTTTAATTTGTGCCGGTGCTTGTATTTTTACTCATGCAGGGAATATTACGGTTCAGGGTGGGGCAACTTATACTGCCAGTGCAAACGATGAAGTCCAGGTAACGGCAATCACAACAAGCACTTTTAAGATAATGATAAAGAAACAAGCCGGTGCTGCTATACCTGGGGCGAATACTGACATCACTTCAATGACTGGCTTGGATGACGATGGGATTCCTTTAGCCAAAGTGGCTAATGCTGCAAGTGATGGAGCTAATAGTGACATCACTTCTTTAACAGGACTTACAAGTGCGGGAGCTTTACCAAGTCTTACTCCGGTTACAGACTCAGCAGCAAATTTCGCAGCTAACTTCACAGGGGCAAATCTTTACGGTGGAACATTCATTTGCAACGTAACCGGCACTTGTCAACTCCCGCTAATGGTAGCAGGAATGAACTTCACCATTATAACACTCGGAGCAATAGAAGTTATCGTGGATACAAACGCCAATGACGGTTATCTTATGGACGGAACAACAAACGCTGAAGGTAAGAACCTAACGAACTTGTCAACTGCCGGAGATATAGCGGTCTTTCAATACTACACGGCAGATGATTGGCTTATCACAACTAATGGTTGGACCCCGGAGGCTTAAGCTATGACTATTCAATTAGCTCATAAAGCGGTGTTGGCTCGTAAGAATGTTGCGGATGACCCTGTTGACATATTTGGTGATGGCTCTTGCTTTGCAGCTTATACGTTTGATGACACTATTGCGGAATATAAAGGTAGATACACAAATACTGCGTATAATACGCCAACATATACCACTGAAAATCTCGGCAAGGCTATAAATTTTAATGGCACTAACCAATATGCTGTTTTAGATTTAAATGCTGCTGGAGAAGATTTTTATGCTATTAGTTTTTGGAGATATTCTAATCAAGCGTCAGGATATATCGAAACGGCTGAAGCTATAGATTCTGCTTCAGTAGGGTTCGCCCTTGCACCTGATGGCTCTGGATTTACTGGAGCATTTCCAAATGAGAAAAAAGCTATCGGTGACTCATACTCATCAACAACTCTGGTCAGTTATCAGACATGGCAACACATTGTTTATAATTGGGACGCTGGAAACTCAAGATATGATCTGTATGTAGATGGTACATTAGACGATAATTATGATTTAAGAGAAAATTCATCTATTGTATTAGCTAATGTATCAAGATACATTGTTTTAGGCACTTCAATGACAACTTATCCAACACCAGTCTTATATTGGCCTTGTAAGTATGACCAATTAAGGGTTTTTAATCGTGTGTTGACAGGTGGGGAGATTACTACTTTATATAATGAAGGTGCTTTATAATGACAACAATAAAACAAGCACTAATACAATACTACAGCTCAGGCACAGGTGGTCAGCAGTGGCTAAGTGGAAAGCTTGCAAGGGATATGCGTGATCCAGATCAGGGATGGCAAAAGAATATCCTGTTAAAAGCCATTGCCAAACTTTGTCTTTGGTATAATCCTCAAGCTGTCCATCCCGATATGGTTGTTGAAATATGCAACTCAATCAAGATGCCCACAGTTGAAAAACTTCTTGTCCTGATGCAAGGGGCAGAGGATATAGGGTTTGATTTATCAGGCTTGTTTGAGTGGATGCATCCTGTCCTGACCAAAAGATATTTCACTGAGGTTATAGACTTCATTGAACTGAAACAATTCATCCACGACACAATACCAGGAACATTCAGAGTTTTATTTGGTCCTGCCCAACACGAAAAGGATTTAGTTGAGATTGAAGATCAATTTAATATTCTGATCCCATACGATAAATTAGATTATGTAATGGGAAAAGACCCTTCTCCCAGGCATTTATATATTGTTGACTCAACAGATTGTGATGATTTCTCAAGGCGGGGCAAGGTCTGGCTTGCAAATCAGCAGTTGGGAAACCTAACAATAGGGATTATAAAAGCTAATTTCTACTTCAATAATGGCTATAAAGGCGGTCACTCTTTCAGGATTGCAGTTTGTGTAAAATCTGATGGGTCAAAGGTTATAAGATTCAGAGATAGCCAAAATACAGCAGTCAAGTGGGATTATGGTGAACCTGTTAATCTTCCCATAATCGGTGAAGTGGATCGAATGGATATAATTAATATAGTGATGTGATTATGAGATTATCAGAGAAACAGCAAATCTTTACAGCTTGTATAGGTAAACTTATCTTGTTTGCAAGCAGCAAAGAATACGGGCTTACACAAGGGGACGGATACCGTGATCCAAGAGTCTTTGGTGAAATGGGGGAAAAACGGAGTTACGCTTCAAAGAATTCTGTCCATAAGATAAGACTTGCACATGACTTTAATTTATTTGTTAAAGGTGAATTTATCTCAGACGGTGGCCATCCTGCCTGGTTAGAACTTGGAGAACATTGGGAATGTTTACATAAAGATGCAAGATGGGGTGGAAGGTTCGATGACGCAAATCACTTCAGCTTTGAACATTGGGGTTGCAAATAATGTATTTTGATTTTATGCCATTAATTCCAATCGGTATTATAATAGGGGTAGGATTCACTTTAGTGTTTTGGGGTGTTATTGAATTGGTCTTATTCATAAAGGAGATTTAAATTGAGAGAACGTAGGCAGATTTCTAAAGTTGACAGGTTGATTACGTGGGGGTTTAATTTGGCAATTATTGGGCTGTTTTCAGTATGTGGGTTACTGTATGCTCAACAAAATAAGATCATTGATAAGCAAGATGATAAGATCAATTACAAGTACACGGAACTTTGTGATAAGTTAGATAAAAAGGTTGACAATGCTGTGTTGCTTGAGATGATTAAAACTATTAATGTTCAACAGGCAGTTGATATGAATAATTGGGAACGGCAAGAAAAGATGAATACTAAGGTTCTTAGCAACTTAGAAGAGCTTAATATGAATGTTATCTTGCTTAACGATAAATTGGAATTTATCAAAGAATAGGGGTGTCAAATGCTTAATATATTAAGTGCTGTTACAGGTGCAATTGATACGGTGGCAGATAAGTTTTTTGTAGATGCAGCAGACAAGGAAAAATTCAAACTCCAGGCTTTAAAGATGGCACAGGACGGGGAGTTTAGATCACAGGAAAACCAACTTAATGCGATCCTTGCCGAAGCAAAGAGTTCTGACCCTTGGACAAGCAGGGCAAGACCTTCTTTTTTGTATGTGATGTACTTATTAATCCTTTTCTCTTTGCCTATGGGGGTTCTTTCTGCTTTTAAGCCTGATATAGCAGTCCAGGTTGCCACAGGTATGCAGTCATGGTTAAGTGCGATACCAGATGGCTTATGGGGTGTATTCGGGGCAGGGTATCTTGGTTATGTTGGTGCAAGGGAGTATGGGAAAAGTAAATTAATAGGTAAATAAAATATAATATTATAATAATAACTTGACAATTTCTAAGAACGTCTATACATAAGGTATAGGCGTTTTTTTATTTTTAGGAAGGGGGTGGGAAAGTTGAAGTGTAAAAAGTGCGGTCATAAGTGGACACCAAGGGTTAAAAATCCGGTTCAATGTCCAAGTTGTAAAGGGATTCTAAAGCGGATGAAAGGAAAGAATAATGAAAAAGTCACATAGCTTTAATGAATTGTCGGATAAGGTTTGTCAAAGTCCAGGTTGTGAAAAAAAGATAAAGCAAAGGCTTGTATTAAAGAAAGCTGACTTTGATTATTGTTACAAACATTGGAGTGAAAAAGAATTTAAAAGGAGAAGGAATCTTGAATAAATTGTATTGGGCAGAGCATACGACAATAGAGCAGTTTGAAACGATAAGCCCCATAAGATGTTTACTTTCAGTTATTGGTATTCTTCTTCTTGGGGTTTTTGGTTTTGTGTTAATTGTAATCGGGTTGGGTTTATAATGTGTTATGGCAAAATAATATTTCATGGTCTTAATTGTCCTTATGAGGTTAAGAGTGGACCAAATTGGGGGGAATGTGAAAAACCAAAATGGGCTGTTTGCCCTGATAGCATACCGGACACAGAAGACGAAAGAATATATCCAGAAGAATCCTGAACGGTATGATCCAAAAAAGCATGAACATTTGTTTAGTAAGGAAGAAAGAAAAAACTTATCACAATCAATGAGGGGGTAAAATGTTGAGGAAAAAATTAATGGGAATTCAGGGGGAGTTAAAAGCCCCTAAGTCACAGGTTAATACTTTTGCTAAGAACAATTATAAGTATAGGAATCTTGAGGATATTTGCGAAGCATTAAAGCCTTTATTGATTAAACATGATGTTTCAATGACAATATCAGACGAGATTATAAATTTTGGTGAACGGTTTTATGTCAAGGCAACGGCAAGGCTTTTTGATGATAAGCACGAGATTATTGCAACAGCTTTTGCAAGGGAATCATTAACCAAGAAAGGGATGGACGAAAGCCAGATCACGGGGGCAAGTTCATCCTATGCCAGAAAATACTGCCTTAACGGTCTTTTCCTTATAGATGACACGAAGGATGCAGACTCAATGGATAACACGAAAAAGACAGGCAAATCTGATCCTTTCCTTGAAGAAATGAAAGGATATGCAACACATGAGAAAGATATATATTGGAAAGTCCTGGGGCAGAACGGGTTTAGCAAAGCAACAGATATACCAAAAAACAAACGATCTTTGATACTTGAAGAAATGGCAATATCATTGTCAGAAAGGGAAGCCAATGAATAAAAAAATAGAAGAATATATCGAAGAAAAGTGGGAAAAGTTTGAAGCCTTTAAATTAATGGCACTTGAGCAGGAAGCAGCTTGTTTGCTTTGTGAAAAAGCTATGGACTATTGGGGGAAAGAAGGAAGGAGAGCAAGGTTTGAAATAAGTGATAATTTTGAAGGGACTAATCTTAAACTTTTTATGGCAAAAGATGATACCATTGAAAAAGATGTTCAACTCTTTCTTGAATACTTTGACGTTTTGGTGAAATACAATGAAGGGTTTTTACCGGTAGGGTTTGACGAATATGTTTCTGGCAGATGGATACAATATCATTATTCTAACGGCAAGGCTAATATCTGGTTATTCTTTCATTATGATAAAGCAGAGTCCTGCAAGGTTGTCGGCACTGGTAAATTTAAGGAAGAAATGAAAAGAATTTGCGTTTAAGGGGGTTTTATGGGTGTTGAATTAACACAAAAACGATTAAAAGAGTTGTTCCTTTATGATCCTGAAACTGGTCTTTTTACAAGGCGTTATAGAATACTGTCAAGGGGCAGGGCATCAAAGATCGGTGTAACTGGGGTCTTTTATATTGATGCTATTGATAAGTGGGATGCTCAAATTAAGATAAATTATAAAAAACATAGATTGGGTCAATTTAAATCTAAACTGAAAGCTGTATCTGCAAGATGGGAAGCTGAAAAGAAATACAAATTTCCTGATTGTAGCACAAAATCAACAGCATATTTATACTTAAAAGAAAGGAATGTGGCATAATGGGAAAACATTGGTATAACGACATAGGGGAACCGGTTTATAGTGTTGAAAACGTAACTAAGGGGGGTTTAAGACCTACGACTCTAAGGGATGCCAAAAAGCTTAATTTGGTCCCTTCTGTAACGACAGTCATGGACGTATTAAGGAAACCGGCTTTAGAGATATGGAAAGAGAATCAAGTCCTTGAGTCTGCTCTTAGTTTAAAGCAGAAAAAGAAAGAAACAGACAAGGGGTTTATTAACCGGATAAGATACCATGCTAAAGAGATTTCCAGGACTTCAGCACAAGAGGGCAAGAACATTCATAAAGCTGTAGAAAAGAGCTTTTTAAATATCCTGCCTGATGAAAAATATTCATGGCTTGCTCATAGCACCAAAAGAAAGATACAGAAATACTTTAACAGGTATTCAGGATGGAAAGCTGAAACAACTTTCTATAATAAGCTTGGCTTTGGTGGCAGGACCGATATTACAAATGACAGGCTTGTTATCGATTTAAAGACAAAAGAAAAGTTCAAGTATACCAAGACGGGAAAGATCGTCAAAATGGCTTATGATGAACACGTTATGCAGCTTATAGCTTATGCTCATGGGGTGGATATGCCTGATGCAAGGCTTGTAAATGTTTTTGTTGAGTATTCGGGGGAGCTTGTCTTTCACGAATGGGACCAAGAGGACATAGAAAGGGGTTGGGAAATGTTCCTATTCTCTCTTAAAATGTGGCAACTTAAAAATAAGGTAAGCTAAATGATGTATTTAATTGAACTTTAAGGAAAAGGAAATGAAAATTTTCAGCGATAAATCAATCATAGAGCAAAATCAATGCACCATCATGGACATTGAGTATCATTGTAAATGCGGGTGCATCTTAAAAAAAGAAGATTTGAGGACCGTATCAATGAAAACCCTGGGGTCAGGCAAGAAATACTCAGGCCTGATCTGCAAAGAGCACTATGAAGATGATGGAGTTGTTGTGAACCGGTATACATTTTGTCTTGATTGCGAAGGAAGGATAAAAAACAAAAGGGACGGATCCCCATCAAAGCGATGCAAAAAATGCGGGAAGGAGCATAACGCTAAGAGGGCAAAAAAAAGGAAAAGAAAGCGTATAAAAGAAAGGGAGGAAGCAAAAAAGAACGGAACACCAACCCCCAGGAGAAAGAAACGGGTATTGAGAAGAAAGTCAGATAAGAACAGGGCAGAGTATTGTGACTGCTATTATGAGTGCCACATAGGAGGTAAGAGGCCCAGGTGTGCAACGTGTCAGGAGTACATACCAATATTCAGAGGAGTGGACCCTGCAGCGATGTACCAGGTAATGTGGGGGAGGCCTTATGTCTAAAAAAATTGAGATCAGTGGAAAAGATGATTTATGGCTATGGTTTGGGCTTAGTTATGCCAGTTTTTTAACACTTCCAAGGGTTATGATGCATGCAATGCCTGATCTTTGGCAAAAACAAATGTCTATTTTATTAAAAGAGTATGATGAGATGTTTCCTAACCAGCCCAGGCTTGGCACAAGAGTTCAAGCCACAAAAGATGGCAAGCTTACCAAAATGCCAGAGTTTTTAAAAAATTATAGACATCCTCATCATGAAAAAATTGACGAGATGAAAGGATAAAAAAATGAAAGAGCATCCAATTTTATTCAAACCGGACATGGTGGCAGCAATCTTGAAAAAGCAGAAATTCCAAACCAGACGGATTATCAAGCCACAACCAACATTAGGGATTGTATTCACTGAAGATCTTTTGGGAAAATGTAAATATAAAAAAAATGATCTTCTCTGGGTTAGGGAAAGATTTGCACTTCTTGGTTTTTGGGATAATGATGTGAAAGTGCATAATATAGATGGCATAAATGTCATTTATTATCAGGAGTCTTGTGAATTTGAATGGCAAGATGGTGATGGGTTTGCTGCCTTGAGAAAAGATGGGCAACCAAGATCATACTGGAAGCCATCAATTTTTATGCCCAAAAAATTCTGTAGGCTTTGGCTCAAGGTCAAAAGTGTAAAAGTTGAACAGCTGCAAGATATTTCTGAAGATGATGCCTTGGCAGAGGGAATCCGTTTTCTTGAACATAGCATAATTACAGGTCAGGATTTTTATGGTGTTAACCAAGGCAATTATGATTTATATGCTCCTAATGCATATACAAGTTATATGAGGCTATGGGATTCCATAAATGGTCAACCCAGAAAAGATGGAGTTGATATTTCATTTGCTGGAAATCCTTGGGTCTGGGTGGTTGAATTTGAGATGACCGAAAATCCAAAAATCTAAAGGGGAAGGCTTGGATGAGGATGACAAAAAGCTGGCTGGCAAGGTTTTCAGGCTTATAAATAAAAACTAAATTCATCAAAAATTAAACTTTTTTTAAACTATTTTCTAACATATTGATTTTATTAGATATCTTTTTTAACTTTTTTAAAGAAAAGACTTGACATAGTCTCCTGATAGGTGTAATGTAATAACCATGAGTGAGAGAAAAAACATAAAAAAAGGAGACAACAGCATGGAAAAAGCACTTAAAAGAATAGGGAAAGAATGGGAAGCAAATGGACATCATAGAATATATTTCAATGCTGTGAAATTTGCTGGAGTTGAAATCAATCGCTACAATGCAAATTATTACAATAATAAGAACTTTGCTGTTTGGTATGATTGTAATTCTGAGAGATTTGAATTTAGAGCTGATGGTGTTGAGGACGATGCATTGAGAGCAATTGAAAATATTAAAACTGCCATCTAAGGAGAGACGCTATGAAAAAAAGACAATTCGGAATTTTTTACAAAGACGATTCATTCTCAACCACCCCGATCGAAACAGGGACAGAGGGAGAAATCGCAAATTTATGGAAACATTATGGAATTCGTCAATTGGAGTTAAAAATCAGGCCTTTGGATGATATTTTTGGAAACAGAGACGAATGGATGCTTGCGTATAATTCTAACACCGGAAAACCTTTGAATCAACTTGTTTGTATAGGCTATTAAAATGAAACCATCAAAAATCAAACAAGCCCGGCTAACCCTGGGCTTCACCCAACAGAAAATATCAGGTATCATGGGAATTCATATCAAACTCTGGCAAAAATGGGAACAGGGAAGTCAAGGTATATCAGCAGCACCCGCAATGTTTTTGAGACTAATATTGGTTTTGGCTAAAATGGGGATACTTGAGAAATGCTTAAAAAGGATTGAAAATGACAACACCAAAAAGCTTTAAAAAATCTAACAAAAGAGGTAGAATAATAAGGGTTTGTAAAAAATCAATAGCATCGGAAGCTATTGGGAAACTTCAAAAAAATACCGATACATTTATTTTGACATTCGGTCAATTTTCTTTGATTGATACACTCACATCTATTTTAGATCAAACCGGACCGGCCCATGTAACAATAAGCACATGGACGGCTGCCAATGCCGATCTTGAGAGATCGGCCAGCCTCATGGCCTCATCTGAAATTCTGTCGTTACGAATGATAGTTGATAATTTTTTTAAAACACGCCAGCCCAAGTATTTTTATCACATGATAAATTTATTTGGGTCAAATAGTATCAGGCAGATGAAAACACATGCAAAATTTATTATTGTCCAAAATGATCAATGGAATATTGTTGTTCGAACATCCATGAATTTAAATAAAAATCCACGCCTCGAAAATATAGAAATATCTGAGAATAAAGATTTTACGGATTTTTTTAATAAAATTGTGGACGAAATTTTTAATGAAATAAAACCAAATGAGGTAAAAAAAAGTATTCTTGATCTTAAAAATACAGAAGAACAAAGTTTATTTAAAGAAGTTTCAGCAAATTTCATCAAGAGGAGTAGTTTAAATGAGCCAAGATTTAGCCACGAAATTAAAGAAAAGTAGCTTATTGAAAGCCGGTAAGATGGTCGATGGTAAAACTCCAAGGGGAATTATAGAGCAATTATCGAAACAGATCGCAAGGTGTGATGAAGCCTCAAGGAGAATTGAAGAAGAGGGGATTGTTGTCCGGGACATGAAGGGATCTGTAATCGCACACCCCGCTATTAAGATTGAGATTGCAGCGGGTAAGATTATCGCTGATCTTGTGAGGATGTATGGAAGATCCGGAGTAATTGAACTTTAAGGAAAAGGAAAATAAAAATGCTTAATCCTTTTAAAAAAGAACGCTTCATAGTTTGGCACAATGATACTGCTGATCGTGTGATTGTTGAAAGAAATTGGTTCCAACGGTTGTTGTATCCTATTTGTTTTGCAACATGTACCGAGACCATGAAGTCAAGTCAGATTAAAATAAAAATAGATTCTGCTGAAAAGTTTGTTGAGCATATAAAATCACATCTTGCCGATGATGAATATGTCGTTTGTAAGATATGTGGAAAATCCGTTGAAGAAATATATATAGATTCAACTAAATAATATAACAAATGGGGAGAAGGATTAGAACGGATGACTACTGCAATAAAAGCAGAGGAAGATGAGTTCACTCCCCATTCAACTAACTAATATATATAATTTAAAGGCATAATAATGGCAGTTGAAATAATATTAGATTCAAAGCAAAGGCAAACATACTGCTTAACGCTTATAAACCAGACTAAGATTGACGGGTCAAAGACTCTTGTTCTGAAGAATACCGACAAAAGCCCTACGGTCAGACAGCAAAGACTATGGTTCCTTTGGTGCAGCGAAATAGCTGTATCAGGCTTGGGTCAGGATGATGATAAGAACTCGGTACATATAAGGGCTAAATGGCAGTTTGTGATGCCTATATTAAGACGGGATAGTGATATGTTCAGGCAGATATATGACGGCTTTATGGATACTGTAAAGCATTTACCTGACAGGGCAGAAAAATGTCAGGAGTTTGCCCGGGATTGGATCAGCACCAAGAAACTAAACCGGCTACAAAAGGCAGAGAGCTTGAGAGAATTACAACTGTTTTGGACAGGGCAAGGGGCGTGGTTGACTGATCCTTCTTTGCAAGGTCTGGAACATTATGGATTTAAGAAGGGGGAGTTGTGAAAATAAGCCTTTTGACTGATGCCCCATTGGCTCTCGACTTCGCAAGGCCAATAATATTGCTGCTACGGACAAGCCGCAGAGCAGGCCAGAAAAGAGCTTTAGAAAAAAGACTTGACTTTAATCAAAGGGTGTATTATAGTGTTTTATCTTCAATGGAGAAGATTCTAATCTAAAGAGGTGGTTATTATGACGTTTAGGCAAAAAGTTTTAAAACTTGCAACAGAGTTAAAAGCTGCGGTGACTGTAGACAAAACAGAAAATGAGTTTGATATAGAAGTTCTCGCACCGGCTGGCTTCTATTGGGCAGAAGGTGGGGATTGTCATATACTCGTAGCAAATAAATACTACACTGAAAGTATTAAAACCGAAAACCTTTGGAAAGACCTTTATTTAAGAATGTCTGAAGGTTTAGAAAATTGTAAAAATCATAAATGCGAATGGGCGTAAACTATGGATGAATCTTTATATGATAAATGGGTAGAAGAAGAAATAGAAGATATGCAAACAGCATTATTGCATCGTGGTGTTGATGGATTGTTTTTTGAGTTTGAACGATGGGTTAAAGAAAATTATAACGTAACCCAAAAGGATAAAAAAATATGACAAGAGGTGGGCAAAGAAAAGGTGCAGGGCGAAAGCCCTCACCTGACAAAAAGAAAGGCTATTCGACTAAGCTAAGATCAGATCAGATTGAGTGGTTAAAGGCAAACAAACCAGCCGCACAACATATTGAAAAAGCACTTGACGAATATATCAAACAGAAAAGCGGCATAACGCCGCCAATAAAAAGATGAAGATAGGTATCGCTTCGCTCACTACTTATCTTTGCATTATTTTTCTTGGAGGCTTCGATGAAAATTGTAATTCGTATAACCAGAACGAACAAGGCAGAGGCATACACCGAATACACATCAACCGGGGTAATGCCATCTATAAAAACCAAAACAACTTTTACCACTGTTGATATTCCTGATGATGATGACCGATTCGTCTTCGACAGCGTTTCAGTAGAGGAGCAGGAAAAATAATCAGCCAATACACCGGGCAGCTACGCGTATTATATAGGAGCGCAAAGTATGGATAAAATAACAGAGGATTTTTTAAAGCATAGCAATATTAAAACATCGCTAAAAGGTATGGACAACAACACAATATGTAAGATGATATTAACTCATGTATGGTGCAGCTTAGACAGTACCTCTATAGAAGCTGCTTTATTAGGCGAAGCAATTCATAGGCTTAAAGAGGCTGATAAAAAATACGATTGTTCAGCATGGCATGAAGCCAATCAGGATAAAGACGATATATGCTGCTATTGTAATAAACCTCTTAACCCAGATTTTTAACCTTATGCCGACAGGAGAAAAAATGGATTTTGAACAAGAAAAAAAAGAACACCCAGACGAACAATGGTTCTGTTCTGCTTGTGGTGCAGAAAATTACGGTCTTGCATATTGGTGCATTAAGTGTGGTGCATTCCCACAAGAGGAAAATAATAAAAAAACGCAACAGAAACGCCACTCTGATGATTAACATATTACGCTAAATAATATATTAAGGTTAATATGATACCGAAAAAAATAGTCAACCAAGTATTTGAAAGGGACAACTATTCTTGTCAATTATGCCCAAGACAATACCACTTTGACGATCATTCTTTACACTGTCACCATATCAAGCTAAAAAGCCAAGGTGGGAAGGATACAGTAAAGAACCTTTTATCAGTATGTTGGGAATGTCACAATAAAATACATGAACATAAAATATGATTTATTTATGGACTTTTTTATTTATAAGTATAAAGTAGTAGTATAATAACAATAAGGGGGAAATATGGATTTTAAAAAGGCAAGAGAAAAGTTAGGCATGACACAAATTGATATTTCAAAAGCTGTTGGGGTAAGTGTTGTTTCTTATCGGTTATGGGAACAGGGTGGGGGAAAACCGACTCCTGAAAATTTGAAGAAACTCAAAAAAGTTTTACGCATTAAGGATTAGGTATGGATCGGGGATATATCCGGTTATGGAGAAAATCATTAGACGGTGGTCTTCTTAAAAACCATAATGTTTGGGTTTTTTGGAGTTGGTGTTTAATGAAAGCTAACCATACAAAAGATAAAAAATTTGTAGTTGGTTTCCAAGAGATATATTTACAACCTGGAGAGTTTATTTTTGGTAGAAAAAAGGCAGCGGAAGAAACTGGACTGTCAGAACAGAAAATCAGAACGTGTTTAACTTTTTTAAAAAAGTCTAAAAATCTAACCATCAAACCAACCAACAAATTTAGTATAGTATCTATAGCAAATTGGAAGACTTACCAGTTTTGTGATGATGCAATCAACCAGCAATCTAACCAACAACTAACCAGCAAACAACCAGCAAGTAACCAGCAAGTAACCACAAACAAGAACAAGAGAACAAAAGAACAGAAGAACAAAAGAAGAAAGAAGCCTTTTTTACCACCGACAAAAGACCAAGTTATAAATTATTTTATTGAGAATGGGTTTGATGCTAATAAGGGTTCTGATGCTTTTGAATTTTATGATTGTGCAGAGTGGTATGATTCCAGGGGCAACAAGGTAAATAGTTGGAAGCAAAAAATGCGGAGTGTTTGGTTTAAAGAAGATAATAAAGTAAATAACAATAAAGGAATGACCAATGCTGAAAGATGGGTTCAGCAAAGGAAAGGTGAACAAAATGCAAAATGATTTTATAAAAGAGTTCGCAACTTTATATCTTGCAACATATTCTATTTATAAACGTCCAAGAGATTCAGACCCTAACCCTGTTGTATATGAGCTTTTCTATGAAGCTGTAAAGAAGTTTGGACATGATGCTGTTAAAGCTGCTTTTTCTGTCCATATTCAAAGCCCTGATAATGGTCAGTGGATGCCTAAACCAGCAGATATTGTAAGGATCATTGAAGGGACTTCAAAAGACAATGCTTTGGTTGCATGGTCAAAACTTAAAAAAACAATCAGTGCTGTTGGTTCTTATGAAACAGTTGTTTTTAATGATCCAATTATTCATGCTGTAGTTCAGGATATGGGTGGTTGGATTTTCTTATGTTCAACAACTGAAAAAGAATTACCATTTAAAAAGAATGAATTCCAATCAAGATATTACGATTATAAAAGCAAAAGTGATGTTCCGGTTTATCCTGCTAAATTGTATGGGACCCATGAATCAGAAAACTTACAAAAAGGATACCTGGAACATATATCAGAACCTAATTTAATCGGAAATCCTGTAAAGGCAGAGGAAGTTTTAAGGCTTGGGTCCAATAAACCTTCTTTAATGATTACAAAAGGGGAAAATAAAGGTCTTAAAAAGATAGGGCTAAATATCGGTGACGTAAGCTGTAATTTATTTAATACCAAAGGGGGGAATATGACCTGGATAAGAGTTGAGGACAAGTTACCAGAAGAAGGGCAAAGGGTCATTTATTATTTTGAGCATACCGGAATAGATATTGGCAGATATAGCAAGGTTAAATATCTAAAAGAATTTATTGGGTCTGATAAGGTTATCTATGGTGATTGTTTCCACGGGAATGGTGGGTGGTTAATAGACGATGTAACTCATTGGATGCCAGTACCAGATAAACCTGGAAAGGTTAAATAACCAAAGGAATATAAATAGGAGAATTAGAAATGAGAAGCGTAAAGACAGACAAATTATTTAAGGTCAACCTAAAAGGTACATATGGGACCGGATGTGGAGTTAAATATCATCGGTCTTATGTGGTAGCAAAGACGATGGATGGGGCTTATAAAAAAGTTAGAGATTATCTTGATGGTGCGGATATTGGTTTTTCATCTGATCGTGAATTAGATTCTATTGAACTGGTTGCAGAGGATTATG